TTTATTCATAATTCATTCCTTTCTAAATTAATTATTAGTTAATTGGCAGTTTCATAAAACACATCCACATAGTCTTTCCATGTCTTCCAGTAGTATGGCCGAAGAGTGGTTGCCGATTGATGGCACTCAATACTTCCCTAACTGTTATCTGATCCTCATTCCATTTGAAAATCAGAACTCCGTAGTCATCCAGAACACGAAAGCATTCATCAATTCCCTTTTTTATCACCCTTGGCCAATCTTCAGGAAGTTTACCATACTTCTTGGCTAACCAACTATTTTTGCCAACCTTTAGCAAATGGGGTGGATCAAACACTACCAGTTTAAAGGATTTATCCAAAAACGGCATATCGGTAAAGTCCGATACGATGTCTGGGTGGACTTTCAGATTCCGCCCATCACAAAGAATGTATTCTTCGTCCCTAATGTCAG